CGCCACCAGACACCACCACAACGTACGGACGGAAAACCCCGTCACCCGGTTGACCCTGCAGCCAGCCACCGTCGTCTGGGGCCGCACCATCGCCAACCAACGGCTTGGCGGTACCAGTGACAAGGCTTGAGATTGAGTCCTCAATTCGCGAGATCACCAGATCGGTCAGCGCTCCGTGATCCAACATCAGAGCTTCACCGCCTTGAACAGGTCAACCGCCACACGACGAGTCCGCACAGCGGCGTTCTTAGCCACCGCAGCAGCATGCTGACCCTTAGCCGTGAACTTGATCCCGTGAGTAGTGTGGGACATAGTCAAAGACGTACCTCGCGGTAGGCGCTCGTAGGCAACCGTGCGGGCCTGCTGTTCTACCTGAAGTGGCAACTGCTCAGCTCTGCGCTGCATTTCCTTCAAGTTCTCAGTCAGATCACCGATCTTCATACCGACCACTCCGGCGGTACACCCTCGGGCACGTTTCCAATGTTTGGGTAGCGGGACGTCGCATCAGTCCAACCCGCGTAGTGCTGGATACCCACCAACTGCAGGCGACGGGACACCGACATCATCCCGGTGACCTCAACATCAACCACACGGAACCGACGCCCCACAAGAACGGGGTCATCAGAGCCTGTCACTCGCAGCATGTCGTTCACCCATACATCCACAGGGGTGCCGTTCACATCTACGGGGATCGTCGCTGCGCCGGAGGAGAAGAACTGCACCTCTTCGCCGATCGTGTATGTCACCGGGCCTGAAGCGTTGTGCATCCGAGCCACACCGTCATAGACGGTTGAGTCCGCGTAGACACTGATCTCACCGGACGAATCCAGTGCGGCATCAGCCGCAGACTGCTGACGGGTGATGTGGACGGTGGAGGTCATGTTCGCCTCCACGTTGTCACGCAGAAAACCACGTGCCGAACGGATCGCCAGAGCGGTGATGGGGTCTACCACGTCTGCTCCGGGTACTCAGACGAGGTCAGTCCGTAGTGGCCTGGACCGCGCAAGTTCCCGTACTCCTGCGAGCCAGCCCAGTAGTTGTCCTGGAAACCCACGCCGAACGACAGCGGGACAATCGTGAAATCGGGGTTCTGGTCCAGCACGCTGGACAGGTCCGGTGGGTTGTACTGGTAGAGCGCCTTGTACTGGTCCCGCAACGAGCTGGCGAGGTCATTGAACTTCTGCTGCAGAGCCGCTTGGTCGACGTTGACGCCATCGGCAGAGACGTTGATTGACGTGGCGAACTTGCCCGCGATGACCTCGCACGCCACAGCAGCGACGTAGAGAGGCGAATTGACCGCAGCGGACCACTGGGACAGAAGAAAGTCGATTTCCTCGTCCTGCAGCAGGGGGCGATTCTCAACCGTGTCCTGACAGTAGAACCGGACTTGGTCTCGGTCAGTAGCCGACGGGTCGCCGGAGTACGACCACATTACGGCTACGCTTTAGGTCGATTGGCAAGAGAGGCCCACCGGTCTTGCTTCGCCTGTACTGCGCGGGCCTCGTACGGGGCGTTGTGGGTTGCCATCTGCTGCTGGTGGAGTCGATTGCCATTGCGCGAGTAGTCCGCCGAACCTGGTCCGGTTGCAACACTAGGCTTGTAACCGCCGTTGATTTCGGCATTCTTGGCCCGGAAAACTTCCGGACTCTTACGCTTTGCCCGCTTCATCTCACGGGCAGTTGAACTCAGCGATGGCTGAACGTCAAGAGCGTGCATAGTCGCAAGAGCCTCAACACGGCTGGCCTTACGAGCCTTAATACCTTCACGACCGGCCTTGGTGGCAAACTCAAGCATGCCCTTGGAGACGTCCTCGCCGTACGCCCACACAGCAAGATCGGAAAGAGACTTGGAAACGCTCATGCGTGCCTCCCTGCACATCTTGCAGCTGCAGTCGCAGCCTTTCTCAGGCTTTCCTGGTTTGCACGAGCACCCGCAAGAACCGCACATGATTACTCCTGCACCAACTCGACGACGCGTGCACGGACCCACGACTCCAGTCGCGGCCACTTGAGCGCGTCGGGCACAACATCGCCGATCTTGTACTGCTTGCCGGCCACGACCAGAGGCCGAAGAGCCCGATACACAGGACCCTTGGGCTTGGCCGTGGTGGTCTCCTTGCGCGCGGCCATGTCAGGTCGTCGTAGCCGACGTCGTGGCCGTGTCGAAGTTGCCACCCGTCGCCGTAATGGTGAACGTGGCAGCAGTCGCGTACGTGTGCGATGACGTACGACCCTTGACCGTGCTCGTGACCCCATCGCCCCATGCGATCGTGTACGGCGCGTCTCCACCGGAGATGGTCAGAGTAACCACCTTCGTAGCGACAGACGCGCTGATCGAGAAGTCGGGGGTTGAGGTCACTACTGCACGGGCCTTCGGGGAGAGGTGTGCCGGAGCAGGCCGACGCTTGCCCCGGCGCACCCCACCCGTCGTTGACTCATTGCGGCCGTAGATGTCTGGAGTTGTGTACAGAACGTTCTTGCTGATAAGCGCCCCGATCTTCGGGATGCCAGCGATCTGGGCAGCCGTCAGCGCCTGGTCCTTGGTGTACGAGACACCACGGATCGTCACCGCCTTAGCAGCCTTGATCGTCGCAGGAACGATGTACATGTCTCAGACTCCTTACGCGACAGCGCTGCTCAGGAAGTACCCGAGGTCCGAAGCCACGACCTTCATGTCGTAGGTCATCTCGGCCTCGATGCGGTCCGAGGCGATGTGCTCCATACGGAAGCGCTTCACCTTGATTCCCTGAGCGTTGCCACCGAGGTAGCCGTTCCAGGTGAAGGTGTAGCCGGCCGACGGGGTCATCAGCGACGGACCCGAGGGGGCATAGGCGAACAGGACACCCTTCGAGTTCGTGATGAAGTCGAACGTCGCCGCGTTGTCCTGAGTCACCGCGTCCGGGTACTGCAGACCGGTCGCCTGAGTCGCGTACGAGGTGTAAAGCTCGTCCACGTCGAACAGGGTCGCAATCAGATCCTCGGTGACGATGCCCTTCTGCGTGTACTTGATGCGGTCGATGATGTCCGGGTGCTGCTTGAGGGACTTCATCACGTCCGCGCCGAGCACGCAGATGTTTGGCTTGAAGCCGGTGAGCTTGCGGAACGCCACCACGATGTCAGCCACGTCGCTGATTGGGTCCGAGCCAGCGTCCGACCACTTCACGAAGTCGGTGCCACCGGTCTTGTCCGTCGCCCAGACGCCAGTCTTGAAGTACTGGGCGTTCCAGTCGATGTCGCGCTGCAGCAGGAGCTGGTTGGTGACGAACTCGGTGCTGTCGCGGTCCAGGTTGAAGTTGCTGTCCGCGTTGCTGCGGATCTGGTCGTCGACGTCCTTGTGGACGGCGTACACGTGACAGAAGTACGAGTCCGTGTTCATCGTCCAGCCGACACCAGGGGACTCGGTGCCAGGCGCGCGGCGCTTGACGTCGCTGCGACGCCAGTCGCTCTTCCCGTACTTCCAGTACAGGTTCGACTGCTTGTCGACCGGCACCTTCGGGAAGATCTTGTCCGCGATGTAGGTGGACGCCGACTGCATGTACGCGATGCTGACGTTGGTCAGCGGCACATTGACATGAAGGTCGGACTGAGTGGGGGTAGGCATCTGAGTCTCTCCTCTCTCAGACCAGGAGAACGCTGATCAGCTCGCCCGTGGTGGACGAAGCCTGAAGAGCGATTCCGTAGACGATGTCGGACCCGGACGCGCCGATCGCGCGGCCGGAACTGTCGCAGGTGACCGTTCCACCGGCGGTGACGGCGGTGCCGCCTCCACCAGAGATCACGTTTGTGATTCCGCGGATGGCTACCGTGGCAGCCTGACCCGTCACCTGAGGCTTGTTCTGCAAGACGCCGGCCTTACGGTCCGACGCCTTGGTCGTTGCGAGGCCCACCGTCTTGACGCCAGTGACCTTCACGAACCGGTAGATGAAACCGGGGTTGTTCGCGCTGGTGGTGTTCACACCAGGAACACCGGTCGCGCTTGCGATGCTGGAGTCAGCAATGAGGCTGACGGACCGAATGGACTCCTCGAAGGCCATTTGTCAGTTCACCGTCCCATCTCGTTGAGGTAGGCGTCGTACGCGCCGGGGTTGGCCTCGAACATGGCCACGGCGGCCTGCTCGAGCGAGAGGCTGCCGGCGCTCTTGCCGACAAGCTCGGCCGCGTACCCGTTCACCTCATCCAGGACGCCGCTGTTGGAAGCGCCGCCCTGGAAGCCGATCTCCTCGTAGAGGGCGTCACCGACGGCGTTGAACAGCTCGTCGAGAACCTCCAGCTGCTCATCGGTGAGCACCTCAGCCGCGGACTTGAGGATCAGTCCGAGGTCGACCGGGTCGACCGGCAGGTTGTATTCAGAAGCCTTGGAAATGAACGCCTCAGTGATACGGGCGTCCTGCTCGGCCTCAAGGGCCTTGGTGATCTCCCAGTTCGCGTCCTCAAGTTCGGTCACGCGGTCCAGGGCCTTAGCGATGACCTCCTCGCGGTCAGCCTCGGTCACGGCCTTGCTCAGCTCCTCAAGCACCTGGTCGCCCAGGGACTTCTTGGCCTCGCCGTAAGCGACCGAGCCGCCAGCGCCGACACCGGCGAGAGCGCCGCCGCCGTAGAGGGCTGCCTTCTTGGGGTTGTTCGCCGTGAAGATCGCGGCACGGCCAGCGGCCCGGCGGGCCTTGGCACCGTGCGGCGCGAACGCCTCGGCGTGGCCGGCACGCTCAACAGCGCGCTGACCCCACTCACGGACGGCGTCGGTGGCAGCGTTCTTGCCCACCGGCTCCTCCATGAACACGTACTCGTTGCCCGCCTCGTCGTAAACGACGTCGCCGTGCTCGAGCTGGTCCTCGGAGACGGCATATCCCGCCTCGTTGTAGATGGCCGTCATGCCACTCTCCTCGGTCATTCCGTGCGCCGATTTGGCGAACGAGATCAGTCCGTGCTGGTTCGCCGGCCGGTCGACGATCGAGACCTCATCGATCTCGATGTCGAAAAGTTGCCGTGCTGAACGTCCCATACCACCATCTTGGAGCAGAGAACAGGTGAGCGCGAGGAGATCGGACGAGCGTCGTGTAG